GTTGGAACATTTAATCTACCAGATTATAGAAATAGAAAGATACTTGGATTTGGTAACGTAAACGGAGCAGGAACATCAACACCAGAGAATGCAGTCAACAACTTTGTTGGACAGACTGGTGGTAGTTGGTACATTCCTAAATCAACAATAATTGACAGTGGTGAGTTTTTTGTTGTTGGTGATGTAAAAACAACAGGATATAGTGATATTGTAGCAGATGTCTCTGCACAAATTGTAGGAAGTGTAAAGTATCAGATAGGACCTATGGATGATTACACATTTCCATTTCCTCCACAACATGGTCATAGAATATTATCTGTAGAAGTTGATCAAACAAAACAAGCAGAGAGAGGAGCAGCAGAAGCTGATAGATTTGCTGTAGATTATATTGATAGTAGAGCAAATATCAGTTTATTTGAACCAAATGGATCTGCTGGTGGTGCACTTGGTCATTCACATGGTTTGATTGGTGTACCATTACAGAACTCACTAGCAGCAACATATGGTAATTCCAATGGTATTGGAGATACAGCGGGAACATCTGGTGGTTTACAATATCAATATCTTGTATCAGAGTCTGCAGAAGTCATTGTAACTTCTATGACATATGATTCTAACACTAATCTAATAACAGTCAATACAGATGGTAACCACAACTTCTCAGTCAATGACATAATCACTATAAATGGTGCATCACCATCAGAATACAGTGGTAACTTCACAGTATTAGCAGACAGTTTTAGTCTTACATCATTTGCAATGAATCCAAGAGATGGAGAGACACCTGGTGCAACAACTGCAAGTGGTGCTTCTATTACTGCTAAGTTAGCAAATGGTTATTTTGCAGAGGTTGAAGTAACAGTGCCACCAAGAGCGTATGTTGTTGATAATAACACGTTGGTCGGTGGAAAAGACATACAATTTGAAATACCTGGTCAAACAACTACAGTAAAAGAAGAACAATTTACTGTACCACAAGCAGGACTCGTAACTATACCAGATGCATCACTAGGAAATGTAAGTGGTTGTATCATTCAATTACAAGCACCAGGCGGTGGTGGTGCAGATAGTGATACTGATGGACAGAATGGAGGATTTGCTGAGATAGGTATAACTGTTGATGGTACATTCTACACTATAAGAGCTCAGGGTGGTTTCGGTGGACAAGCAGGAACTGCTGGTGGTGCTGGTGGAAATGGAGGATCTTTTACAATTCCACAAGCATTATTAGATGATCCTAGATTTACGTTTACTCAACTACCTGGTGACAACGGTGATGATGGTGCTGCTACTGGAACAGGATTCAACGATTCACAAGGTGGTGGTTTAGGTAATGGAATTCCAATAGGAACTGTAACAACTGGTGGTAATGGAACAGCACAGGTAAAACAGCAGACCACTACGGATCCAGAACTAACATTTACAACAGATGGATCATGGGCTATACCAGGAGCAACTACTGGTGAAGTAGGTAGAACAATATCAATTGAAATTTCTGGTGGTGGTGGAGGTCCTGGTAACGCTAACGCTAACTCTAATTGTACAGGACAATGGCCAGGTTGGCCACAAGCACTATCAGGTAAGACTGGTGCACTTGGTGGATATGGTGGTAGAGGTGCAAGATTATTTGGAAGTATCCAAGCTCAGGGTGGTTCATTAAGTTGGGGTATAGGACAAGGTGGTAATGTAGGTTTCAACCAAAGAGCAGGAAGTAACGTACAAGGAACAACTGGTAATGACCCTGCTACAGGACAACCATGGCAGAATTTTCCTGGTGGTATTGGTACAGGATATGAGCCAGGTGGTACTTCTGCACCCGCTAGTGGTGCTGCTGGAACATTATCAGGTCGTGGTGGACGAGGTGCATGGGGTAACGGTGCAACCGCAGGATCTGGTGGTGGTGTTACAGGTTTATACTTAGATGGAACTCTAATCGCTGGTGCTGGCGGTGGAGGCGGTGGCGGTGGATCAGGTGGTGGTTACAACGGTGGTGGAACTACTGATGGTTGTTATCCTGGCGGTAACGCACAAGGACCTGCACAGTCATTAATTGCACGAACAGGACCTATAGACTTCGCAAATGGTGGTGATGGATCTCAAGGTGGATGCTCAGCTGGTGGTGGCGGAGGTGGTGGATCTGCCTGTGGTATCCTCAACGTAACACCTGGTGGTGTTGGTGGACAAGCGGGTGTAGGACACAATGGTAATGGTGGTGGTACTGGTGGACGAGAAGGTATATCAGCATACAGAACTGATTTCTGGGCTGGTGGTATATCTGCAGATTCAAATGGTGCATTACCAACAGAACCAGGTTATGTAAAGATACAATATTCAGTCATCAATGAATACTATGATGGTGTTGGTGGTGCTGGAGGTGCTGGTGCAGATTTGTTTATTGGATTCAATGGTGTCAGCACAGATGTCACATATAATTTACAGAACGCTGGTCTTGGTGGAGGTAGTGGAAGTAATGGTGCTCAAGGTAGAATATATGTAAGTTACTTTGCTCAAGATGATGCAACAGTGGTACCTGGCGGACAAACTGTTCCAACAGGAAGATATTATGAGTGTGATAGTGATGGCAATCCTATTGGTACATCATTTGAAGCAAACGTATGGTTATCATCAACTGATAACAATATAAAACCAAGAGGATTTGGTACAGGATCTGGATCAACCGCAGGATTTATTGGTGGTACTGCTGTTCCAAACAATGCTACTGGTAAAATCCAACAGTACATACCATTTACAGGTAACGCTAACGATGCAAGTGGTAAGAGACAATTAGAGGTAGGAACATTTGATTTGACAGGTGCCAATAAAGTAAGATTTACTATCATTCGTGGTAGTAATCAAAATGGTGGAGAGAATCCAGATCAAGCAAT